CGTCTTCATTGGCGCGTATGTTTTGTCATGCTGCGCGTAGTCGCAGCATCCATGATGGATTCCGCGACTCCCTTCGGTCGCGCGGAATGACACAGCTATAAATTCTGTCATCTGTCCTCTGTCCTCCGTCATCTGATTACCCATGGCGGTAAATGCTTCATCGGCTGCGCCGACAGATCGACCGCCGGCACCACGATGACGACACCCGGGTCGAAAACCAGCGTATCGGCCAGGGCCGGGTTGGCCTCGATCAGATTCGCGGCCAGCCGCTCATCGCCCCATAGGCGGTAGGCGATGCTGTCCCAGGCGTCGCCCTGGATGGTGGAATATGTTTTAAGCGACATAATCCGCACCATTCAGAAGACAGAGGACAGAAAACGGAGGACAGAAAAATCCGTCTTTTCTGGCACGTAGGGGCGAAAAATTTTTCGCCCCTACTGTCTTCTGTCTTCCGTCCTCCGTCCTCTGTTTAGGAATATTACTTGTAAATATTCCTTTTATAGTTATAATGAAGGCATGGAAACGAACGACGAATGGACAATCGACATGACCAGCCGGGTGCGGAAGCAGAAAGAAAAGCTGCCTCCGGAGATTCGGCTGATGTTTCTGGCCTTGCTCACCGAACTGCGCTTCAAAGGCCCGTCGCAGCCAAGCTGGCCGCATTTTGGCAAACTGAAGAACATGGCAAATGTTTTTCACTGCCACCTGAACAAGGGCCGGCCAACCTATGTAACGGTGTGGAAGGTGGTTGACAGCAAGATAAAAATAATGGAGGTGCAGTATGTTGGCACACATGAGAACGCGCCATACTGACCGGCGGGCCGAGATCGCGCTGACAGTGCCGGAGAACCAGGCAATGGCGGTTGAAAAGGCGATTTGGGCCATGCTCGAATTGGCCGGACATACCGTCCGCCGCGTAAACGACGACGGCGAAAAATTGTACGGCATCGGGGAAGTCTTTCCGGAAGCGCACCCCGGCATGGTTTTGGCCGGATTCCGGCTGAAACTCGGCCTGACCCAAACCGAACTGGCGGCGCGGCTCGACATCAGCCAGAACCGCGTCTCTGACATGGAAAACGGCAAACGGCCCATTTCCAAAACCATGGCCGAAAAACTCGGCGAACTCTTTGATATGCCACGCCAGGCCTTCCTTTGATTCAGAGGACGGAAGACAGAGGACAGAGGACAGAAAAATCCGTCTTTTCTGGCACGTAGGGGCGAAAAATTTTTCGCCCCTACTGTCTTCTGTCTTCCGTCTTCCGTCCTCTGTTTAGCCGCCATACGAGAGCCTCATCTGGTCGTGAACGATTGTCGAGATAAGGTCTTCCAGGTCGGATTTGCGGCGGCGCAAGGCCTCGATGACGCCTTTGGAAAATTCGGCGTCCGGCGCGGCGTTGATGTTGAAACTGAAAGTGGTGCTGACAGCAGGCGCGGAACCAGGGGCCAGGCGGTCAGGTTTCAGGCGCCGGGTGTCAGGGGACAGGTTTCTGCCACCCGTCTCCTGTTCCCTGTCTCCTGTACCCTGTTTCCTGTACCCTGTTTCATACGGGCGACCGGGGGCGGGCGACGGGCAACCGGGGACGGAAGACGGGCGACCGGGGACGGTCGCCCCTACCGCCGGCATCACGGTTTTCGGTGGTGGCGAGGCCGTGGTTTTTTGCGTCACGGCTTGCGGGCTTGCTTTCTCATCGCCGAACGAAAACGCCGCCTTGATCTTTTGCCAGCCTTCGACCACCCAGCCCAGCTTGCTGGTCACCCACTCGAATTTCGCGCCGATCCATTCAAATACCGCCACCGCCGGTGCCTTGACCGCGTCCCAGATGGCCGAGAAGAAGCCTATCACCGGCCCGAAAACAGCGTATATGCCGTCGACAACCCAACCGGCGCCGGTCGTGATCACATCCCAGGCGGCGCTGGCGAAACCGCTGATACCCCGCCATATGGCCGAGAAAAAAGACCCGGCGCCGCTCCAAATGGCACTGATCGCCTTCCAGGTGAAGACGACTGGTATCCACAGCGCGTCGATGAAGGCCTTACCCACCACCTTGACAACGCTCCATATCTTGCCCAACACCGCCCGCACCGGCTCACAGTTGCGGTAGAGCCAGACGAAGCCGGCGGCCAGCGCCCCGACGGCGACGACAACAAGGCCGATAGGGTTGGCGGTCATGGCGGCATTCAAAAGCCACTGCGCCGCCGCCCATGTCTTAGTGGCCACGGCCGAACCGATGGCCACAGTTTTATGCGCCACCATGGCCATCGTGGCGCGCACCGAAATGCCTCTGCCAACGGCCAGAGCGGTATTCCAGGCCCGGGTGGTGGCGGCGGCGATCCGGTGTGCGGCGGCAACAGTTTTGGTAACCGTATAGTTCCAAAGCATGGCCGCGGTTTTTTTAATCCACAGGACGCGGCTAACACCAATTAGCAATTTCAAACCATCAAGGCCTGTCTTGACGAGAGAAACAGCGTAGCCGATACCAAAGAGAGCAAGCGCGGTTGCCGTAAATCCGGCCAAAGGGGCGAAAATTACACCGGTCAGGACTTTATGCTGAGCGGCAAAGGCGGCAACTTTTGACGTAATCCAAGTAACCCCTTGCAGTAGCAACTTAGCGGGTGGCAATACGGCGCTACCGATCGTTATGCCCAAATCGGACAATGCCGTGCGAAATTGTTTTACCTCGCCGGCCCAAGTGTCCATCCGCGTTTCCGCGTCTTTGTCGAGCAGCCCCCCGCCGGCGGAAGCCAGCGCCTGTTGCTTGATATCCTTCAACTCGTCCTCATGCTTTATCGCCTGCTGCATGAAATTCAACGAGCCTTGATCCTTGAACATCTTGTTCAGCACGGATTTTCCCAATATCTTGGCCCGTGCCGCCTGCGGCCCTTTGATATCGCCGCGAAGAGCCGCCTGGTATTGCTGAAACGCCCCCGGCCCGCCGATCTTATTCATTTCCACTCTGGCTATGGCCAGCGCCGCCTCGGTCGGCGATGCCTTCTTGCTGGCGATCAATTTCGCCAGGCTCGCTGGTACATTGATGCCGCCTTTTTGCAAATTGGTGACAAACTTCGGATTCGACAACTGAGCGAGAAAACTCTGAACATTGGCCGTCGCCTCTTCGTCCGTTCCCGTGCCCTTGCGGGCGATTTCCAGGTTGGCGCCGATATCGGCAATCGCCTTTTTACCTGTCTGGCCAAAACTATCGGCCATCGTCCGCGCCAAAGATGGCAGGGCCTGGAATACGGCGGGGGCCTCCATTTTGCCGCGCTTACTGGCGGCATAGAGAATCTCGGCGTTGGCCTTCGTCTCTTCGGCGGTGATGCCCAGCTTGCTGCGCATCGCCTGAAACGAGGCACTGACATCGGTGGTACTGGCATTGGTGGCGGCGGCGATGACACCCAACGTCTGGCCATAGCTGTCCAACTCGGCTTTCGACGTGATGCCGGCCTTGGCCAGGCCGGACATGCCGGCAGTCATCTCGTCGATGGTTTGGCCGTACTTCAGTGAATTTTCTTGGATGGCCGAGGCCAGGTTGCCTGTCTCTTCCTTGGTCATTTGCGCGGTTACGGCAATGTCGGTCATCACCGACTCGAATTGCCCCGCCGTTTTCACCGCGCCGATCAAAGGGGCGGCGACCGTCAGCGTATCCACGATACGGCCACGCAGTTCGGCGCGCTTTTTCCCTTCGTCCTTGATTTTCTGATAGATGCGCAGCTTTTCGTTGGCTAATTCGATGCTGCGGTTGGCGGCTTCCTGCTTCTTCGTCCAATCGGCAACACTGGCGCCATAGTCCAGGGCAGCTTTTTTGGCTTTGCGGTATTCAGCGACCACCCGCTCCAATTCCTTGCGGATGGCAGAATCACCGCCGGCGGCGCGGAACTGGCTGATTAGCTTATCACGCTGGCCGCGCAAATCGATGGCTGTCTGGAGGGCCTTTGATTCTTTGCTGGCAGCGTTGACTTGTCCGCGCAATGCCTTTATCTTAGTGTCGACCGTGCCAAAAGTAGTGGCCACGCTGGGAGCAAGCACTGCGCCAACCGCAAAGGATACGCCTAAACCAATGGAGTTTGCCATGATGGAAGTGATCTTTACATTCCTCGGTTATTTTCTGGGTGGCGCCGCTGTGTTTATTGCCCTGTGCCTCTGCCTGGCTATCGTGCTTCAAGGCATTGCCGCCCTGATTCAGATAATGCAAGGAGTCTGGGCTGCGGTTCTTGTCCCGGTGAGGTTCGGCAAATGGCTGGTCAAGAGCTTTCAAGTCGCTGCTGCAGATCAACGGCGGCGTCAATCCAGTCGCGCAGATCAGCCAGCGGCAGACTCCGCGCATCGCTAAGGCTCATGCCGGCCAGCCGGCCCAAGAGCACACAGACATTGATTGCCTCCTTACGCGGCGGAGGCGCCCCGAAAGGAGACGAGCGTTTCCTGCAATTTCCCGTAGTCGGCGAAGTCTATTCGCTTCAGGTCTTCCGGGTTCAGCCCACACAGGGTGGCCACCAGCCGCGCCTCGCCGTTCAGGTCGCCGGCGTCCTTGATCTGATGGTCAAGCACGTCGCCGAGCGTCATGCGCCGCATCGTCACTTCCTCGAGCATCTTGTCGGCGAGCTGCACCGGATGCGCCAGTTTGATTTTCACACTCTTCTCAGTCATTTCATCCCTCTCGATTTATCGTTTATGAGGGCAGGCACAGGGGCCTGCCCCTATATTCCCTGTCCTCTGTCATCTGTCTTCCGTCCTCTGAATCACCCG